CGATTGACTCCTTGGTTTCGGCAAGGCCAATAGACAGTCTTTTGAAACGTCCTTCCGCGGTGTCTGCAGCTGCAGCAGCGTCACCTCCAAAAGTGTCCGCTAGCACGCTCATCGCGCCCTCGACATCTAGACCGTCTTTGAGGAGTGTCTTCATGCGCGGGTCAAGGGCCTTGAGTCCTTTGTCGTTTCCTGCGTAAGCCTTTGCTAGCGCCTCGGAAACTGTGGCGAGATCCTTGCCTGTACCGGCAGCGATGTCTTGAGCAAGGCGGAGTCCGTCTTGGGCTTCTTCAAGGTTCTCTGTGCCGACAACAAGTTTCGCAAGCGCTGGGCGTAGTTCGTCGTCGGCGGTAGCGGTCGCCATTGACAACGAGGAAATAAAGTCCTCATTTTTTTTGATTGCCGAGTCCGAAGCATTGGTTACGCCTCGGATATTGCGAGCAAGTTGTTCCTGAGCTGCCGCGTCTTCCATTGCACCCTTGACAGCATCAAAAGCGACAGCGCCGAGACCTGCGAGAGCGGCTGCTGCTGGGACGGCTGCTTTCTTAATGGCGAATGATGCTTTAGCGCCAACGGTCTCTAGTTGCTTGAACTCTTTGATTGCTTTGTCAACGCCAGCGCCGACGTACTCAGTAATGATGGGGATGTTGATAGCCATTAGCGCGTCTCCTCGTTTACTCTCCGCATGACGTCGCGCACAAGATCCGAGAGACCTTGCTCAACGTCTGGAAGGTGTTTTTCTGCTGTAGGCCACAAAACTCGAGGGTTTTTATTTCTGAGATTGTTGTTGAAGTTTGTGCCTGGATTTGCTTTGCCAGCGACTTCAAAGATTGCGCCTGCTGGGTCGCCCTGGGTCACATAAAGTACCGCGGATTTGTTTCGGCGCGTAGAAGTTTTGAACTTGACGCCGGAGCGGACTTTGCTCACTGTCCAAGGCAGTAAAGTCCGACCGCGCTTATCTGTCCACTTGTACTTCATGCCCGAGAGTGGCATCTGGGGGTAGCCACCTTTAGCGTCGGCGATAAGTGGGGCGACAATGTTTTTGGCGTCACGATTGAACTGTTTACGGTATTCGGGGTCAATGCTTTTTAGGGCTTTGATAGCAGCTGCACCGCCGACGAACTCGGTTCGCGCTGTTGCTGTCATGTCTAGCCCTTTCTCTGAGTGTTGATTACGTCTATGCAAGTCATGAGATCCTGCAACGTGAAGTTGATGTCTGGGGGCCAGTAGCCAGTCTCGACAAGAAGCTCGGCGAGCGTCCTTGCTACTGATCCCCTTCGATGGGGTTTTCTGCCTCATTGCTGATGACGTCCAAGGTCACAAGTTTTCTAAGGAAGTCATCCAAGATGATTGGTGGGTTGTGGCCTTGTTGTTTTGCAGCTTCATGAGCCAAGTATCCGAGCATCTCTATCGAGATACCGTTAGCGAGGTCGGATGCTTTGACTTTGTATTTCCGCTCGAGTTGCACAATGTGAAAGAGATTAGTTTCGACAACGTAATCTCCTTCACCTGTGTTGACTTTGATGGATAGTTTCATGGGGTTTCCTTTGCACGGTAAGGGATGGGATTAGGGGGTGATGTCGCGTACCCAGGTGCCTCCCGAGAACGAAACTTCCATCACTTGGAGTTCGCCGACGGTGTAGGTGATTGGGTAGTTGGCGATCATGGTATTCGTGATCGTCCATTCTGGGTTAGTCGCGCTGACTGCGCCTGACTCTTTTTTGACGACAATAACGGTGTCGCCTTGACCGACTTCGCCAGCGATAACGCCTTCAACTTCTGCCGCGCCGTATGACATATAAAGGGTGATTGTCCCTTCGACAGTGTCAAGCCCAGGAACCATGCGCTCCCCGAGATCGCCGAAGGCGGTGCTCGTAAGAGGCGTTTTGCCGAGAGTAAACGAAATACTCGAGGCCTGATCAACTAGATCCTGAGCAGCAATAGTTAAGACTGCAGGCTGTGAAAGGTAGGTGGTTGTTGCCATGATTTCTCCTATGGGTTTCTTGAGGTTCCCACACGAACGACTAGATCGTATGAGGGGATATCTTGTGATCCGATTGTCGTGACAGAAGGAGCGCCCGAGATGAGGGAGATCGCGCTGTTCATGATCGTATCGGCTGTGGTAATCAGGTAATCCTCGGCGTCGCTGTTGCCTGGGGGAGCTGCGAGGATCCTGAGTCCGAAAGTGATTTCGGCGATGTTGCTGTTAAAGCAGGTGAACGTGGGGGGCTCGACAAAGACTGTCATCGGGCGAGCGTTGCGAGAGTCTGTTACGACTGCCAGGCCGAGTCCCGTAAGCGAGGCTACAAGGGTGCTCTGGGCGCTTGCAAAGATGCCTGAGGCACTCATGCGACTTGGCTCCGATTGACGCCGAGGAGACGGTTGATTTGTCCCATGGATCCGACAGTGCCTGGAATGTTCATTGCTTCAAAACTGGCGAAGGAGTCAACGCTTCCACGTTCTCTATATAACGAACCCGCCACCATTGTCGTCGCTAATTTAACGTCCGCGCCTGGCACGGAACTGAGCGAGTCAAAATAACCTGCTTCCTTCCGACGCCGAAACGCGAACGCGTTAGCTGCATCCGTGCATGAGCCAACGAAGGCTGTGTCGTTTGCGGTAGCGACACTTATACCGAGCCAGGCGAGAACGTCGTTTGCGACGATCCATGTGCAGGTCTGAGTCCAAGTGAGCGTCCCAGTCGGGATCGCTGCACCACGTTCTAGATCTGTTCCGGCATCGTAGAAAATAATCTGGTTCCCGATGTAAACGTCGTAATCGAATAGCAGGTCGCCTTCGTCATCAACTCCCTCAAAATAGTAAGGGTTGACGGCATAGACGGTATGAGTGCCGTTCAAGCCGTGGCCTAAGCCTGCAAGAATGATGCTTTGACCGATGCCGATGTCCGTGTCCTCGAGGGTCTGCACCACGGCGTAGTCGTTTAGTCGCTGGTGGTGAGTGACTGCGAATACTGCCATGGTGCAAACTTTCTCGAGTGGGGCTAAGGATCAGGGAACGCGCTTAACGAACTTGGTGGCGTCCATCATTACCGCGCTGAAGTAGCCGCGGAACTTGATGACACGACCGAGAGCGCCGTCTGCGAGGTCAACCGATACTGCTCCGCGTTGCTGTTCCCAGCACTCGAAGCCAGTGGAGTCGCCGACATAGACCTGGTTGTTGATGTTGCGATCTACCACAAGGTTCAAGCCGAAAGCGTTGCCGTTGAAGTTGCTCGCTGCAGTTGTGCCGAACGCGTTCTGTGGCCCGACATTTGGGAAGAGTGGACGGTTTGATCCGTCCGTCAATGCTCCAAGGTAGGCGTAGAAACTTGGTGACATTACAAGCACGTTAGGCAAGTTGCCGTTGCTGTTTGTCAAGATCTGCTCTGCTGAGTTGTAAATGAACGAAACCCAGTCGGCTGGGTCGGCCGCATTTGCAAAAGCTTCAGTCTGGGTGACCCCAGCCTCGAAGGTGGTGCAAGCTGCAACGTCGGTAGCGTTTGCGTAAACGCGCGCCATGTCATCAAGCAATGCTCCAAGTACTTCAGGTGACGTCATGTCGAGGCTTTCTTCTGACAGTTTCACGAAACCGCCGTAGAGGGCCTTTGTGATTTGGATGTCGTCAACTACGAAAGTACCTTGATCGAGTGGTACGAGTTCTCCGTTGCTTGCACCGATAGTTGTGTTCGTGGTGACTTTTGGACGGATGAAAACTTTTCCGCTTTGTGGCATTTGGCGAACGCCCATTGCCGTAATGAGCGGACGATAGTTCGCTACGAAATTGTTGTAGATCGGTTGCACGATGGGAACTGGCAGGATGCCTGGCAGGTCGTTCGTTACCACGTCTGGAGCTGCTGCATGGATGCGAGAGTTGAACTCTGCAAACTCGCTACCGCCAGCAACGAACTTGCACATATATTCCGAAGCCGTCGGCAACTTAAAGTCGCGTCGTGCTGTTGCGTAAACGATTGGGCTTGTGGGGGTTGTTGCCGACTCTGCTGACTCGGCCTTGATTGCTTCTGACACTGTTTCCTCCTCAGGGGTGTCTAGGGTTTCTTCTTCTATTTCGCTTTCCTCAGGATCGGCCGAGGCTGCGATTTCTGTTATTACTGCTTCAGCAAATGCCGGAACAGCAACGAGGGAGAGTTCAATGAGCTGTGCTTTTGACACAACCATCACTCCGCCTTTGTCGAACTTGAACTGGACTGGGTTCGCGCCGACGCTGACTGAGTCATACGCGCCAGCCTTCAAAAGAGCGACGGCGTCTTTTGAAGCGCGAGTGTCTGCCAGCGTTGCTTCAAACTCGAGGCCAGCATCGCTATCGGCGAGAGCGTTAACGACTCCGCGCAACTGGCTCATATCGTGGTTCTCCAGCAGTTTTGCTGCTTTCTGATTTAGGTCAAACGCGCCTCGTAGAAACTTGACGCGCTGACCTCCTGAGACAGTTGCAACAACATCCCAGGGGACGGCGATACCGGCGATACGCGCTGGGCGGTTCTCGTCGCCTGCCTCGGCGATGATGAGATCTAGATCGGCGTGAAAATGGATCATGATTACTCCAGGTTGTTCGTGTCGGAAAGTGGGTTGACTTCTGGCTCTTGCATGACTGGCTCTGCCATGTCTGGCGCGTACAGACCGATGTATTCCTCGAGATCAAACTGGCAGTGGCGTCCTCGAGGGAGTACGTCGTCCATAGACAGCCGTTCCTCTATGGCGTGAAGCAATGGGCGCGCTCCAAAAAGGATCAAGTCTTGTCGAGCCTGCTGTGCGTTCGAGTAAGTCATTCCGCTCTGGTCAATGGCGAGCAGGTAGGCAGGAATATCCATGAGGCGAGACAGTTCTTTTGTCTGATACTCACGCCCCTCTACGAGCTGTAGTTTGCTCGGGTCTTGGTCAAAGGATTGGAAAGTCACAAACTCATTGAGAGCGCCGATCGCATTGGAGCGACGATTAGCGGCCCAGGCTGCAGCCATCTCTCCGAGCTCCTCGCCCGACATGGGCTCTCCGCCTTTTTGCTGAAGATAACCGGCCGCGATTTCATTTGAGGCGAAACGCTCTGCTGACTGATCCAGTTTGAGCGAGATCTGTATGGCGCGACGGCCCGAGTAAACGACGCCGAGGTTGCCGTTAAGGAACTGGATCACGTTGCTCGTGTCGAGTGGCATCCCGTTAAACTCAAGTTCGTCGGCTGGGCCGAACCATTCTGGCGGAGCATTGTTGGGGCTTTGAACGAGGTTCGCTGGGAGCCATTGGAAAGTAGCAGGAAAGCCCGTGCTATAACGTGAGGTCACGGCCCAGAAGGCCCTCCCATATAGGATCAAATCTTTCGCCGTTTTCGCCATGATGAAGTTACGAGTGACCTTAGGGTCGGGCCGTGTCATCCATGACTCGCCCTCCACATAGATCTTTTCGTACTCTTCGCCGTTCCATTGGAGAACGTAGCTCTTCATGTCGAGGGTTCCCACCACCGTACTCAGCAGCGAAACCGCGCGAGTGATGGTGGGTACAGATAGTGCAGCTTCTTCAAACGCCCCTACGGTGTAAGAATAAAACTGGCCTATCTGCGACGCGCCAGAAGCAGCTCCTAGTGGGGCGGAGTTATACGCTGGCGCGGTGATCTTTTTACCGAAGAGAGGCATCACCTGGAGTCTTTACCTAGCGTGTGACAAAAGCAAGCACCACGGCAAAAGATAGAGAATGATCACCTACCGAAGGCGATAGCGGCTCTTGCCTTTTGCGTCGGCTTGGCTACGAGTGCAGCTGCAAAGATCATGCACCTTGCCATTGTGATCGGGCCGCTGCTCTTTTGGCTGCTGATCGTGTAGCCAGACTGGGTCTTGACGCCGACCGCTCTGTTGACGTGCTCGAGGAGCATTTGCTCGCCGGTATGCACAAGGCGTCCTTCGTTAATGAGCTGACGGATGGTGCTTGTGTGGGTGACAAGTTCGCCGTAGCCGACGTCTATTTTTTTCTTGTCAAGATCCATCGGGGCCATCTGGAATAGCGAAGGCGTGAGCGCGATCTGTCGGCAAGTCTTAGCGGACTCATGCACCTTCTCCCAGCAAGCGCCGAGGGTGTCTGTCACAAACTCGACAGTCACCGCGATCTGTCCTTCATCGTTAAGCTGTGCGCGTACCCCACAGTAGAGAGACTCATCGATTGAACTGTCAACGCTGAGGACGCCCCCCTCAGGCATCACAGAAGTCGTCAACTTGTCAAAGACGCCAGGGTTCAACCACGAGTTAGCGCTCGAGATCCACAAGTTTAAGGACGCTCTCATAAAGGCTGCTTTGTCCACCTGCTCGGACTCATCGACCAAGATCTCGGGATCCAAGGTGTAACCGATAGCTGGGTTCGCCATCGCCCAGTAGCCCTTTTCAACCATCGGGTCAACGCCTGGCGGAACGCTCCACTCGGCGAAGAACAATTTAGAGAACTTCTTTTCGTCAATAGCGCGGAGCGCTTCCTCTCTGAGTTTGAGCATCGCGTGTGAGTCCTCCGTGCCAGCCGTGCTCCAACAACTGAGCAGAGGAGACTGCATGGCGCGCTGAGAAGGTAGAGCGCCATTGAAGAGAACGTCCGCGGAGATGTTCCAGACTTCGTCGGCAACAATGTACGTCGGCGAGAAACCGTGAAACGCTTTCGGTGTTGCAGCTTGAACGAGCCAACGTGACTCGTCCGGCATGACGACCTCGTTACGACCGTAACTCCAGTAAGCCTTCGCGCCGAACTTCGCCTCGAGTAGCGGAGCAAGTTGTTCAAAGATTTCCACAGCGAGATCCAACTGGTGAGCGGTAGAGATCACGAGGACTGGTTTGCCACGTCGGATCGGTTCCTTCACCAAGGCCCACAAGATGAAAGCCTTCAGCGCGACAGTCTTGCCATTCTGCCGAGCAACCGAAACCAGAGAACGCCGACGGACTAGATCCCCATTTTCATCGTGCTCCAGTTGTCCTTGAAGTGCCAATTTCTGCCAGGGCATTAGGTCAATGTTCATGACGTCATGCGCGAGAGCTGCAACTTCGTCCACGTAACTGCCACATCCCAACAACCCAGATATCAGGCGAGGAGCAATAAGCCCAGGCCCAGGAGCATCGCTCACCATCCGCCGAGATCCAGCCACATCAGGAGCCTCTGTCCTGTTCTGGGATAGATGGATGGA